ATTATATCCTCACCGGCATGTATGTTTCCTGGTTTTCCTAATGTAGAAGGATCAAAGTCTCTGATTGAGTCCCAAAGTTCATCGGAAATAAGATTTCCGTCTTGTGTTGTTTCTTCTATTACTTCTGTATCTTGATATGGCCAAGGTTCATCCTCATGAATGTTTGGGCTTCCTAAAGAAGGTGATACAACAGCTTTTCCAGGATATTGCGACATAATCGCAGCCTCTCTTCTTGAGTCATCAAATGGATGCAAACTTGTAAAATCTCCGTAATCATTATCCAAAGGTGGAATGACAACATCCTTCCTGTCATCATACCAGTTCTCCGTATCAGTGAATTCATCCTCATGAATATTGTAAGGATAGGCTGCACCAAATGTTTGCGCTGCATAATCTTTCATTTCTTCCTCGTTTGTATCAGCAGCTCCTGCTATACCTTCTTTATTAATTATGCTTTTTCCAAAGTCAGAAACTTTTCCAAAAATTTCTTTTGCCATTAGCCCTAGTAATCCTCCAGACTCACCATATTTCATAGCCATATGGGATAAAGGATACATACTAGCATAAGCATCTCTATTTGTGTCACGAAAATCTCTAGTGGTATCTACAAAATATTTTTGTGCATCTAATGGACTTGATGCTCCTGAAATTTTCATTCCAGCATCAGTGTATTTTCTGTTCCTATTCCAATCTCTTCTTAGATCTTTTAATTTAGCAGTATCGGCTTTGTTTAAATTAGGTTGACGCTGTAAGTCCATCATTTGACGATGGACTATACCTGCGCCACTTGTATTTAAAGCCTGTGCACTACGTGCTGGATGCTTCCTCCTTACTCGAGGAGTCTGAGAAGCTATATATTTTTCCCTACCGTTCACTATGCACCTGGAACGATTATAATTTTGAGGACTACAAGAACGATGACCACTACAATTCCTGCTTTTATCCAGTCACGTAATTTCCAGTCACTCCATTCCTTTAAATGTCCCCATAAATCTTTTAATAAATTCATGTTTACCTCCTATTTACTTCGTTTCAGCCCACCCTTACGGTATGACTTCTTCACCTTTCCACCCTTCTTCATTTGAACTTTTTGTCCTGTGGAACGAGCATGCTTTTGAGCCTGCTGCACTCCCAGTGAAGTGTATGGAAACTTTTTTTTACCTACGCTTGGCATTATTCCTCCTAATGTATTGTTGGTTTTTCAACATTTCTAAAAATCTCTAAAACTTCCTCTTGAATACCAAAACTATCAGCAACGGATTGAAAAATTCTAGACGAATCAATTGGCCCCAGTGCTTCAACATACATATTTCGTGTAACTGCCAGCATAGCGCCACATACTTGTAAAAATTCTTCTTGTGAATGAATTTCCTCGCGTGCGGCTTGCTCTACCTTTTGCATTACAGCACTAAGTTTTTCAAGTTCCTTTTTTACTTTGTCCATTCGATCTTGATCTGGCATTTTCCCTCGCTATTCTTTCAGCAGATTGATTCTTCCTTTCAGCTGTTTCATTTTTCATAGCCTCTCTTGTAGCCGCCATGTTTTCTTTTAACAGCGCCATTGCTTCTGCAGAATCTTCCTTATTAACATCAGCTGATGCTTTCATCAAGTCAATACTTGTATCAGCCTCAAGCTTGTCTCTTTCAAGGTCAAGTTTTGCAGAATCCATGACCATATCTTTTTGCATCTGCATTTGAGTTTGCATAGCTTTAAGGTCAATTTCTTGCTGTTTTAGTTTAACAAGTGGATCTTGTTGCTCACGGCTTATTCTAGCTTCTTCATCCTGTGCTAGTTGCTTGGTCATTTGCGCTTCAACCTTAGCCTGTTCAGAGGCTTGCTGATTAACTAGTTGGTCCTGTTGCTGTTGCAATTGTTGCATTGCCTGCGGATTTTGCTGTGCCTGTTGCATCTGCTGTTGAAGTTGCTCAAACTGTGGCTTGAACTTTTCAGTGACTTGTTGCGCGGCTATCAATGAAATATGCTCTGATACGTGCGCCTGCAGCATAGCATATAGCTGCGGATTGATTTGTACCATTCTTGTAAACATAAATTCAGCATGCGCCTCTATATGCGCCATATGGTCTTGCATTGGAAATGCCTTGGGTCCTTGTCCCCTCATAGCACCAGCATTCTCCATTGCAGGAGAAATTGGTTCCGGCATCTCTGGATCCGGTTTTAATATTGCATCAACATTATCAACACCCATCGCATCATACATTCTTCTATACGCTTCACGTAAATTATGTAACTGTGGTGCAGCTGTTGCTAATTGTAATTGCTGTTGCGCCAATGTCACACGTTGAGCCATTGAGAATATATTTGGATCAGATACAGGAAGAACATCAATACGATCATCGAAATCTGCCTGTTTAACCATTTGGTTTCCACCAACAACCATATAAGGATATTGTGGTGGAAGATAAATTGAGAATACTTTTGCAAGTAACTTAAATTCTATTTTTTGTGCATAGTGCAATCTTTTATGTATTGCACTCATAACTTTTGTTCCACGTTCAATCAATGCAAGTGTTGTTCCAACAGGATTTTGTTCATTGCCTTCACCCATTTTCATGTCCGCAATTGCTGCAAATGATTTACCGGCATCAACTGCAAATCCCAACAAAGCAAATAATACTTGTGATGGTTCCTTGTATGGAAGTGGTAATAGTGATTCCTTTATTGATTGTCCTGTAACATCAACATCTCTGAACTCTCCTGGCTGTAAAGGTTCATCATGATCACGTATACGCATTCCTCGCGCTTTAAATCCTGCTGGCAGATTGGCAAGAGTACCTGCATCAATTAACTGCCGCAAAACACTTGTTGCAGTTCTTGACAATCCACCTAGCATATGTATTAGACCAAAGCCGTAAAACCCTAGTCCTGGGAGGAATTTGTAATGTACAAAATATTCATTCTTCGCAAAATTTGGATCTCCTTGCTTCCAGTTTCTTCTTATGGATAGAATTTCCTGCGAATACTGATCTATTGAAACTACGTATGGTAATTTAACACCTGATGTATCTTCAAATCCTGGTACATCCGCATTAATGTGCATCTCAAGTATGACATGCTCATCATCGCCAGATGCATGATTCTTTTCTGTTCCTTGTAAATCATCAATTTTATCAACGACATCATTAGTGTCAACACTTCCAGTTGGAAGTTCAATGTCACGGTAAAACTTGCTTAACTGCTGTTTTCTTACGTCATTTCCGCTGCATTTTATAAGATGCGTTATGCGATCCGCACTTGAAAGGTCAGTAGCCATGTAATTGATTACTAAATCCTCTCCAGCAACAAATTTTGCCGTAGCGCGTTTTAGTAATCCATCATAATAAACTTTCTTGAATGCTGATCCTGCAAGTGGAAGATAAAATAACAATTGATCCATATCCGGGTCATATTCCGTCATAACATCAGTTATTTGATAATTCATGAAATCTTTAACTCTTTTCGCTTGGTCCTCTACTTCAGGAGTAGATAATCCTATAACTTGGCATCTCACGGGGCCGCTTGGGGGGAGAAGTTCCTTATACGCTTGGGCTTGAAACTGTGTAACAGATTCAGCGAGTAAGGGGTGAACGACCCCGGATGCACCTTCGAACGGCTGTGTGCGGTCTTCATACTTGAATCCCAGCATATCAAGGCCTTTGATATAGGTATCTTCCCAATCTTTCCTTGAATCACGATCCGATTCGAATTCTGCTAGTAGATCCGAAGCGAATCTACTTAATTCATTTTCTTCGATATATTCCGCCAAATTGGCGTCATGCGGTATATTTGACGTATCAATTGGAGCATCTGGGTCAGTATTTATTTCTGCACCACCATCCTCCAGTAATTCTACGTCTGCATCAAAATTAACACCTTTATCCGGCTCTAGTTGTACTTCTTCGCCAGTAGGTTCTATTTCGAGTGCACCTGTAAGTGCCTCTAGCGCTTTATCTATGTTGTTTTTATTATCAGCCATTTATGACCACTCCCCCTTTCTTGTAGATAGGTAGTCCTTTTTGAACGTTAAATTTAACATTTGGCGTATCAAACCATATCATTGGAACTTCCCATCCTCTTCCTTTATCGTCTATTATAGCAGTTTTAATAAATTTTGCACCACTTTTTTTAGCCGCCTTTTTCATGGCACCTTCCGCCATTGGTCCGTAAGCAATAAGATTTCCTTTATAGTCTCTACCACCAAAGGATACACCTCTATTTTTTATTGCAGCACTTGAAATAGTTACACCGTCATAACCACCTTCCTGCGCAACTTTAGTTGCATATTTCATGACAAACTCGTTATAGTCTTCCGTTTTACTAAAAGGACCCATTGGAACACCACTATGATCACCTTCCGCCATTTTAGCTTTTTTATCTTCAATTATTTTCCTTATTTTAATACGTTCCTTATTAAGTCTATTTAATCTTATTTGTTTTTTCTTATTCATGGGTCCTGCCTGTATTTCATCTATTTTAGCTAAAATTAATCCCATTTGCTCCTCGTTTGCTTTATCTATAGGTTCTGTAATCAAATCCCCACGTGGTGCATATTTAGATTCTGCTAACTCTTTTTTCGATACTTTTTGACCTTCTGATAATTTCTTTTTAATCGCTCTTTGTTTTCTATTCATCGCTTGGTGCATATCAGCTTGTATTTCTTCTATGTGCAATATTCTTCTACCAAATTCATCAGTTCTATCAGACATACGCACGTGCATAAAACCACCCATTGTATCTTTATCAGCTAAACCTGTAAAATGTTCAGGAGCACCTTGTTTACTTGCCACTTGAGCATATGTCATATACGGCTCAGTTTCACGAAGTGATCCTTTTGGATGTTTGTATTTAAATACAAATTCACGGTAATTCTCACCGCCACCTAGTGTCTGTGTGCCCTTATACTGCGCTTTTTTTGCGTATTCATCAAATCCAGCTAATCTTGTTTTTGTAACTGATGATATATCTTGTAAGATCTTTTTTAATTCAAATGGAAACTTTTGTGGAAATCCTTCTCTAATTGAATTTGCAACACCTGTATTATTAAAAACTGAACCTTCAATTGCATCAATTATTTTACTAACTGCTTCTTGATTATTGTTTTCAATCGCTTCTTTTAATGGCATTCCTGCATTACGTATTGACTGTAGAACATTCTTTACGGGTCCAGGACGATATGCTTGCATGTCATATTTCATCACTTTATTGTAAATTTTTCCTGCATCTTCACTGCTGCCACCAAGCGCTACAACATCTATTTCTGGTGCTAACTTACCATCAAAGTCTTTTACTAGTTGTTCTTTTGTCACTGTTTTGTTACCCATTTTTGAAAGATGTGGTGCTAGTCCTGTGTCATTTAATTCCATGTGCTTTATAATTGGATATCCTTTTGGATTCAGTATGCCGTGCTTTCCAAGCTGCAAATACTGAAGCCATTGTTTTCCCGTCATGGCCTCGGATGGCGCTCCAATAATCTTTTCCCTTGAACCCCAGAACATCGCTCCTGGTTTCTCTGGTGGTATTTCCTTTCCTACCATGCCAAGATTTACTTCTGGTGCTGGTTCACTTACTCCTTCCGCTGTCTTAGGAGGTCGTTTTCCAAATATCTTAAATGTTGATGCGTCCTGTGTTCTTAATTCTGAAAGCGCTTTTAAGGCAGCTTGTGCTTCACTAAGAGTTTTATACTCCATATCTATTGTTCTTACGCCACTTTCATCCGTTAAAGTGTATGGTCCTTTCGGTGGCGTGTACATGTCAGCCCTAACCCCACTCAGATCCGGACCCCTTCCTGTAATCTTGGGTTTGTAGTCAGTCAGTTTACCCACGACCTTCGGTGCGAAGAGCTTCTTAACCAGTCCGCCGCCCATGAATTTCTGCGGGCTGGCTCTTATCTCCTTTATCGCGTCTTCAACGGTGTATGGTTTTTCTACCGTGCCACCTTTGTTATATCCTCCATATGCATGCATAATCTTATTCCAATAATTAGATGTCTTATCTCCACCATACTGGCTAATAGCCCTTTGCCAATCACCATCATAATGATTAACTAATCCTTGTATATAATTCTGTGCAAATTCTCTTTGTTTAGATGGACTCTTCCATTCATTAGAAAAGTTATCCCAAGGTGTAACATTATATCCTGGATCTCTTGCTGTTGATGGAAGTATTTGATACATGCCATGTGCTTTTTCTGTTCTACCTTTTATTGGAGGACCTATCGCAAATGGATCACCTCTTGATTCAACATGTGCCATAGCGTTTAATAATCTATTCATATCCATATTATCAGGAGTTGGCCAATAAGTTCCAGGCTTTGCTCTTGGTCTTATGTCATCTCTTGGTGGTTTAAATCTAGGCCTTATTGTGCTACCACCGTCTCTGTACCCATGCATGCCATGTCCTCCCCTGAATTGTTCTTCCCAGTCCATCATCTTGTTTTCCCTTAGTCTGTCCTGTTCGTCCCACCGTTTTTGTCTCTCTAGAGCATCCTCTATTTTTTGTTGTTTTAGCTTATCAGCCTTCTTCATTTTTAACTTCATTCTTTCAACTGAACCGAACACATTACCAGAAGGAGAGAAAGAGTCAACATAGCTTTGGAACATGCCCGCGTAGTCGTTTTCCATATCATTAATAGAATTTCCATCAATTATAGCATCGTCTATTTCACTTACTGGTTTTTTCAACGCTTTCGCAATATCCTCCTTGTTAG